TATTAGCGTATGCGCAGAGTATTGGAATAGGAATAATAACCTAACAATAGACGAGGCAAAGCTACGCTTAAGGCACGCTACAATAGTTGATTTATTGATTGAAAAAAATTATTTAAAGACTAAAAAAAATAAAATTGTAATTACGTTTTTAGATAAGGAACGTGAAGAGATTGAATCTAAACGATTGAAACTCAGTGAATCAGGTCGCAAGGGTGGCTTAAGCAGGGCTAAAGCATCGCTAAAGCAAGGCTCAAGCATTAAAGAAGTAGATAAAGATAAAGAATATAATATAGCTGAACGCAAACAAAAGTTTGCTTCTAATTTAGCTTCTTTTGTAGATATCTACGGCAAGCAAATGATTAGAGATTTTTATGATTATTGGACTGAACACGGAGAAAGAGATAAAAAAATGCGTTACGAAAAGGAAACAAGTTTTAACTTAGATGCCCGTTTGAATCGTTGGAATAAGAACGTTCAGGAACGTAACAAACCGAAGTTTAACGCACCTACAACAATTATTGACTAATGTACAAAAGACTTACACACATTAATGCCGAAATGTTTGCCGTACGTCAACAGGTAGATGTTAAAGGTAAATCAATCGGATGGGATTGGGATATGCTTCCGTTTACAATCAAAGAAGGAGCTACAACTTACATAGGCGCTGCGCCTGCCTCAGGAAAGACGGAGTTATGGTTTGAGTTTCTTATAAACCTATCCTGTTTGCACGGTTGGAATCACGTTGTATTTTCACCTGAGACTGGAAGTAGTGCCGAGATATTTTCGGAGCTTTGCTACAAGTACATAGGAAAGCCATACGTTCAAGGTAAAAACTCAATGACCAATGGAGAGCAAGTAAGCGCAGAGATGTTTATAAACGAGCATTTCATTGTTATAGACCCAATTGATGAGGATTTGACTATAACTAAATTCTACCAACTTGTAGATGAGATTGAACTTAAGGAAGGTATTAAAATCCATACCACTACGATTGACCCGTGGAACGAGTTAACCGAGGAGTTTATAGCCTCAGATTTAGGACGTGAGGATAAATACTTGAGTAGGATTCTTGGTGTTGTGCGTAAGAACGCAAGAAAAACAGGTAGACATAACTGCGTTATCAATCACGTTAGAGACCAACCTATGGTAGCTGCTAAAACAATAGCAGGAACTGACATAAGTTATTTTCCTATGCCGAGCGCACGAGATTTTGCAGGTGGGCAGGTATGGTTTAGAAAGGGTTTAAGTGTGTTAATTCCGTGGAGACCACCTTACGGACTTGGAGATGCAGACGGTGTAGGAGCAGAAAAAAACGAAGTTCATTTAAAGGTAGCCAAAAGCAAGCCAAAAGGCGTATCAAAAAACGGAGTGTACAAAATGTTCTTGGATGTTGAACGTTACCAGTATTATATGCTTGACTTCAAAGGAAATCGTGTTTATGCAAACCGAGGCACTACTTACAAGAAGGAATCACAACGTAAAATTGAGATACCAAAAGACGGACAAATGGAAACTACATCAGAGAAACTTCGTAGACTTGCAAACAAAAACCCTTTTTAATATGGACTTATCACTTAAAATTTTATGGGCTAAAACAACCGTATGGACGGTTAAAGAACGAATCAAAAACGTTAGAGAGAAACTTGAAAAGGACAAGCCTGATGCCAAAGACTACATTAACGGAGGTAAAGAAAGCGAGGCATATTTACTTGAGACTATTCAGGTTATAAACCTACTTGAAGACGAAATAACATCTCTAAACCGAGAGCTTAATCAACTTGCAAGACGAAACGCTCAACTGCGAGTAGCCTATCAAGAATTACAAAAAGAAATCAAATACAAAGATGCCACGTTGTAAGAACTGCAAGGAGAAGTTTGAACCTATCCGCTTCAATCATAAATACTGCCTGAAAGACGAGTGTGTCCGTGCTTTTGTAGCTGAGGCAAGAGAGAAGCAATGGAAGCAGACTAAAACACGAATGAAAGAAAACCTAAAGACAACATCAGATTGGTTAAAAGAAGCACAGGTAGTCTTCAATAAGTACATAAGAGAACGTGACAAAGGATTGAATTGCATAAGTTGCGACAAACCGCCACTTAAAAAAAATTGCGGACACTACTACTCTCAAGGAGGTCACTCAAATGTACGATTTGACGAAGACAACTGTCACTTACAATGCGAGCATTGCAACACTTATTTAAGCGGAAACCTACTAAACTATCAAATTGGTATTGAAAAACGAATAGGAGCGGAAAGATTGATTGAATTGCAAGGTAGAGCGCATTTAGTAAAGCGATGGTCAGTAGATGAACTCAAGAAAATAATCAAAACCTATAAAAACAAGATAAAAGATTTATGATTTCAAATATTGCTAAAGAAATGTCAAGCAAAGAACATATCAATCGTAGCTTAGACACAGGTAAAAATGGTGAGGACAATTTTAAATTAGCTTGTAAATTGAATAATATTGATTGTTTCGAATCGGATGAAGAAAACAATATTTACAACCATATAGACTTTTGGATTTTAGGTATGGGAGTAGATGTAAAAGGATATAAAAATAGTCATTCAAAAGGTTTCGTTGTTGTTGAATTTAAAAACGTAAATGGATATGCAGGTAGTTGTTCAGAACAATCAAAAGCAGAATTAATAGCATTTCAATTTGATGGTTATTTTATGATTGTACGAAAACAAGAACTATTAGAATATTGCCGTAAAGAAGTAGAATTAATTTATGTAACATCTTTTAACGAATGCTACAAAAAATTATACCAACGTACTGGTAGAAAGGACTTGATGACTATGTTGAGTGTTAATGATTTAAAATCTTTTAAATTTTTACTCAATTTGCATTTTATATAAATATAATTTCTATATTTGCATATAACAAAATAACACGCTATGAAAAATTTATATAAAAGTTTAGCAGCATTTCAGCAGGAAGTGCCAGTAATTCACAAAGCCACACAAGGCTACGGGTATTCTTACGCAGATTTACCTAAGATTTTTGAGGTAATCAATCCTATCCTAAAGAAACACGGACTCGGATTTACCCAACAACTTACAAACCAAGAAGGACAAAACTGCTTAAAGACGGTTATCTTCCACGAGAGCGGTGAGTTTATGGAGTCGGTTTGTATGATTCCTTACGTTCAGCTAAAGGGTATGAATGACTATCAAGGTTTTGGTTCAGGTGTAACGTACTACCGCAGATATGCTTTGAGTTCTGCACTTGGTTTAGTAACCGACAAAGACACGGACGCATCAGGTGAGCAAGTAAAGACGGAAAAGAAACTTCCTGCAATTGACCAAAAGCGTTTCAGTGCAGCAGTACAAGCCATTGCCAAAGGTGAGTATACTCGTGAAAAGCTCGAAGCATCGTTTGCATTAACTGAAGGTCAAACCGATATTCTCAACGCACTATGAAAGCTCTCAAAATTCGATGTTCTGCCATAGGTAAAATTATGGCAACACCACGCTCTAAAGGCGAATTACTAAGCCAAACGGCTAAAACTTACATACACGAACTTGTGTTAGAGGAGAAATACGGCATCCGTAAGGAGTTTTCAAGCCGTTACACGGACAAAGGGAACGCAGTTGAGGATTTATCTATCTCGCTTGTCAATGATGTCTTAGACGTAAAATTCATTTACAAGAATGAAGAGTATTTCGAGAACGATTGGGTTAAGGGAACACCTGACGTAAACACGGAAGATATATTGCTTGACGTGAAATCAAGTTGGGATGCTACTACGTTTCCGTTTTTTGATACCGAGATACCTAACAAAGACTACTTCTATCAGCTTCAAGGTTATATGTGGCTAACTGGTAAACAACAATCAATGCTTTGTTACTGCCTTGTTGATACACCTATCGAAATGGTGGAAGACGAAATCCGCAGAGCGCATTGGAAGTTGCATAAGATTGAAGAGGACTACGACTTACGTGAGGAGATTCTACGTAAACACGAATTTAGTCAAATACCAAAGAACCGCAGAGTAAAAGTATTCTATGTACAAAAAGACGAAGCAGTAATCGAAGCTATCAAAGAAAAAATAGAGCTTTGCCGTGAGTATTATAACGCCTTAATTCAATTCCTATGAATCAAAAAGTAGAAGACCCGATTGTCCTAAAAGTAATGAGCAAGTTTTATGACCGCTCACAACGAGGAATTGAGAAGTACGGTACTATGTTAACACGAACAGACCTAAATTTAATTGACTGGCTTACGCACTTACAGGAAGAAATGATGGATGCAGCGTTATATTGTGAGCGACTAAAAGACGAAGTAAAACAATTTAAACAAGGATAAGGGGTAAAAATTGCCACATATCTAAACACGAAATGTAAAACAAATGCCGTAGACGTGCGGAACGTAGCCTGCCGAGTAAGTGTCGGTTCTCATCGTAGGGAGATAGAGTTATTGCCTTCTTGAGCGAAAAAGGCTTTATTAACTAAACAACAAGAACAATGAAAATAGAAATAACCCACTACGGACACAAAGCCAGCTACGAGTTCGAACACGAGGATGTGGAGCTTGAGGACTTGCTTTACCACATTGAGCAGTTGATTCGGTTGACTGGCTATTCAATCAATGGAACATTAGAAATAGTAAACGAAGAACAATGAATTACGAAAACTACTACCGACTATTACACCTGTTAGCAGGAATAACTATTGGCTATTTAATTTTTATACTATGAAAAAACGAAACGAAGAACGAGAATACTACGCTGCATTAGGCACAATGATACTCATTACCGTAATCAGCATTACATTAATTATCGCATTTATCAGTAACATATAAACCCAACATAATGGAAAACAAAACAAACACAGGAGCAATCTTTAAAAACGACAAAAAGACGAGCGACAAACAACCTGACTATAAAGGAAAGGTAAACGTAAACGGAAAAGAAATGGAGGTAGCTTTGTGGGTTAAGCAAGGTAAGAACGGAAGTTTCTTCTCGGCATCATTTAGCGAGCCGTATGTAGCACCAGTTGAACGATTCCCTATTGGAGATAGTATTGACGATTCACTACCTTTCTGATATGTACATAAACGATGAAGACCTACGGAAGCAGATACATAAACTCCTACTTACCCGAACACGAAACCAAATCGTAGAGGACATAAAGTTATTAGGATACAAGATGCATCACTTCCAAGTAAACAACTTTCTCAACGGTAAAGACGTAACCTTGTCAACACTACACAAGTTAGATAAGTATGTAAGCCGAGAGATTTATTTAAACGGATTAGAGCCACTTTAACAGGTGGCTTTTTTTGTAGGCAACTTGTTAGATTAAAATATAGTCATATATTTGTTTAGAAATTAACCAATGAACGCACTAAGTATCTTATCAAAGCATCACAAGGAATGGCTTAACATAGTCCGTTTATTTGGTGACAACGAGTTCGCTGAGGACATCGTACAAGATGTGTACCTGAAAGTCCATCAGTACAATTACTACGAAAAAATACTAATAGACGGAGAACCCAACAGAGCTTTGATGTGGATACTACTAAGAAACACAACCTACAAAGCCAACAAAACTGCATCTAATGACTTATCTATTGAGGTGGTAAGGGATTTAGCACAGGAGGAGTTAGAGCTACTTAAACACGAATCATTGGACAACATTTACGACAGAGTAGAAAACGAGATTAGTAGTTGGGATTGGTACGACCAAAAGCTTTTCAGGATATATAAAGACGAAAGAAAGCCAATGCGCCAAATATCAGATGAGACTGGCATCAGTTTAAAGTCTATCTTCCTAACTATAAAATCCTGTAAAGAAAGAATACGTCAGTCAGTCGGAGAGGACTATGCTGATTTTTTAAATAATGATTTAGAATTAATATAATATGGCAAAAAGAAAAGCAACAACATCTACAGGTCTTGGAGACACGGTAGAAAAAGTATTAGAGGCAACTGGTATTGCATCAGTAGCAAAATTTGTATTAGGAGAAGATTGTAACTGCGAAGAACGTAAGAAGAAACTCAACGAGTTATTCCCTTACCGAAACACGAACTGCTTAACTGAGGAAGAATACCAATGGTTAAATGAAACCAACGTACTTACCCAAGACACATTCAAACCAAGTGAGCAAACCAAACTAATCGCAATTTACAACCGTGTCTTTAACCTACGTCAAGAGCCTACAAGCTGCGCATCTTGCTTTAGAGAACTGGTGTTTAAAATGCAGAAAGTTTACGCTGAGTACGAGAAATGAGATACTACATCTTAGACTACGGCAAAGACTTGATTGAGTACGCTCACGGAATCTCTGAGAGGATACGAAAAGACGGACACCACTTAATTGAATACTTTACAGATGCCGATGGTTTAATGTGCTTAGAAGAACTAACAGAAGACGAATTTTTAGAC